AGAAACGGCTTCCTCACACTGCACCTGTCGGGCTACGCTCATTGCATACTGGTTGATGAGCTGAGTGTTTACCAAACGCTCACAGCCGAGGGACTTCAGCCATCGCCACGTCTCCGCATACACTTCTTCGGCGCACATGTCCTTTCCGTTTTTCTGCGCAGCCTTCATGTAATCTTTGATAGGAGGCATGTCTGCGCCCTCGAGATCAGCAGGGTCAGGAAGGCCCAGGACCATTGCCGACTTTCCAGCTGCCAGCTTGTCATTCAATGCTTTCTTTTTGGGGCCGGTTCCAGGGCGTGGGCCGCCTCTAGCAGTACCGTCTTTAGCCACATTTTCACCTCCGTTTTATGGGCAGGGGTTAATACCCCGTTTGAATAGGAATTTTTGCGTAAAAGACCCCGCGCCGCTTCCGGCTGATAGGGCCGTAGAGATTCAGATCGCCCCTACCGGTCATTTGTGTGGGGCAATCTAGTGCCGAGTTCTGCGTGTTTCTTCAAGTGACAGCTTCGACAGAGGGAGACAAGATTACTACGCACATGTGTTCCTCCATCAGCAAGTGGAAGAAGGTGATGAACCTCCTCCGCGGGGACGGTTCTCCCGGCCTTCAGGCATTCCTCACACAAGGGGTGCTCATGGATGTGTCGGTCACGGATTCGCTTCCACGCTCTGCCGTAACGCTTCTTAGCATCCGGGTCTCGTTGATAGCGGTTGTAGAAGTGATCTGCCTCTGGCTTATGCTTCGTGCAATACACTTCACCCGGCTCTGCAAAGTTCGGGCACCCGGTCATACGACATGGGCGTTTAGGACTCCTAGGCATCAGTTCACCTCCATTTCCGGGCATAAGGAAAGCCGCTAGGGAAAGCACCCCAGCGGCCTCGTTTTATTATCTTGCTAAGTTTATCATACTACAGACAGGCCAATGAAAAACAGTGAAAAACTGTGCAAGGTTTATTCCGGCACAACGACGAGTCGTAGAGCCTGCTTGTGAAGGTAGTGTATGTTCCTGACCGTGTAGCCCATTTCCACAGCAATCTCGTCCCACGATTTGTAGCACAGGTACCGCAGCTCCAAAAGCATCTGGCACTCGATTTCATCCACGGATTTGATAACCTGTACCAGCTCTCGCTTCAAATCAACCAGACGGTCAATGTCTGCCTTAATTTCCTCCTGCAGGTCGACAATCTTCATGACTGCATCTGCCATGGTAGACGTGCTGGGGCTTGGGTTGTGGGGCATGCCAGTGATTGCTGAGGTGCACTTTGTAGCAAGCTCGTTTAAGGATTCAATCTGTTCAATCTTACTGTGGATACGCTCGTCCAGACGTAGGGCCTGCTGAAGATACGCCTTGGGTGTCATCTCAGGCCACCTCCTTTTGCAGCATACTCATCAGCCTATTTCCGTCGACTGAGGTCAGTGCGGAAAACCAGCTCGACAGGAAGAACCGCTCACAATCTGATTTCATTTGCAAAGCGGGGCCGTAATCCGCATTGCACTGCAAGTCCTTCAAAGCCTTGCGGTAATCATTGGCTGCGTTCACGATGATTGCATTGGCTAAGCTTTCAAAGGGTGTGTTATTCATGCTCGTACCTCCGAAATAGTTAGTGGTTCTCGGATTGGCACGGATTGTCGTTGATTTGCTCAGATTTTCAAGTCGGCCTTCACGGCGTCGATCAAAGCAGCCTGACTGCTGTCCTTTCTGGCCAACGCCCTTAGGATCCGCTCGTCTATGGTGCCTTTAGTCACGATGTGCTGTATAACAACGGTATTTGCCGTCTGACCTTGACGCCAGAGTCTGGCATTGGTCTGCTGGTACAGCTCCAAACTCCACGTAAGCCCAAACCAGACGAGGGTGCTGCCGCCCGACTGGAGATTAAGCCCATGTCCAGCAGATGCGGGATGGATTAATGCTACAGGGAATTCGCCATTGTTCCATCGCCGGATGCTATCCGACGAGTCGAGCCGAGAAAATGGGATTTGCCGCTCAGAAAGCCGCTTCTCAATTCTGGCGAGATCGTGTTTGAACCAATATGCCACTAAAAGCGGTTTCCCAGATGCAGCTTCGATGATGTCTTCTAAAGCATCCAACTTTCCGTCGTGGATAGTGGCAGTGCCGCCATCATCGGTATATATGGCTCCATTTGCCATTTGTGAGAGCTTATTCGACAGGGCAGCTGCGTTTGCGGCGGTAATCTCACCGCTGGGAAGCTCCAATACAAGCTCTTGCTTCATTTGTTTATAGCGCTCGTTGTCCTCGGGGGTGAGCTTAACGGCATATTCGCTTGCAATGAGTTCTGGCATCTGTAGATAGTCGCCTGATTTCATGGAAATGGTCATATCCGATATTTTGCGGTATATTTGGTCCTCTGCACCGGGGAGCGGCTTATAACTGAAGATAACCTGTCCGTTGCGTTTATCCGGAGTGAAGTAGTTGGTGCGGTACTGTGTAATGAACCGACCGAGTCTTGTACCCATGTCCAGCAACTTAAACTCCGCCCAGAGATCCATGAGCCCGTTAGAGCTGGGGGTTCCGGTTAGTCCGACGATGCGCTTTACCTTTGGCCGAAGTTTCATCAAGGCGCGAAAACGTTTTGATTGGGAGCTCTTGAAACTGGAGAGCTCGTCAATAACGATGGTGTCGAAATCAAGCGCCATGCCACTCTCCTCGATAAGCCAATGCACGTTCTCACGGTTAACGATGTAGATATCTGCTTTGGCCCGGAGAGCAGCTTTTCTTTCAGCTGCAGTGCCTATAACCACAGAACAGACTATATTTTGCAGATGATCCCACTTTTCTACTTCCGCAGGCCATGTATCACGGGCGACACGAAGTGGCGCAATGACCAGCACCTTGTGGATCTCAAAGCTGTCAAACAGAAGGTCGTTTAGCGCCGTGAGGGTTATGCTCGTTTTACCAAGGCCCATATCTAACAGTACCGCTGCCATGGGATGCGTTTTGATGTAGTTGATAGCGTAGCGCTGATAATTATGAGGCTTGAATTTCATCCAGCATCCCTCCAATCTGTTCTGGTTTATCGATCACATAGACCTTGAAGCCTAAGGAGCGAAGCAACCTGTGTCGGGCCTCTTGCAGTGGGCGCGGGCGTTTTCCCGGTGCCTTTAGCTCCGCAAAAGCGACATGGCCATCAGGCAGTAATATGAGACGGTCGGGCATACCATCGAAACTCGGAGACACAAACTTTACGGCAATGCCACCAGCCTTTTTAACCGCCACGCTTAATTTGCGTTCAATCGTTTTTTCTAGCATTCTTGACCTCCCATCAGGTCTTTAATGGATGGGGTAACCTCGCAGAATGTCATTTTCCATACTTTTTCTTATTGCCTTTTTCATAGCCCTAAGAGACTTTTTGTATATGACCTTAATAGAGGTTACCCCTATGTGAAATTAGTGCAGGAAATCCTCTTCGGCAGAGTTATCCTCCCTCAAACGCAGGCCCTTGAAATAGCGCTTATTGTGGACCTTTGTCCGAGCGAACCCCGCCTTCTCCAAGGCAAAATAGAAATCCGCTGTGGAGCGAACATACTCGTTGCTATCAAGAGAATAGTTCCGGTATGCCTGGTACAAAGCCGAGGAACTTTCCCTGTATCCGTCGGCCACCTCGCACTTATCTTCGAGGAAATGCCCGAACCAGTCGTTTTGGCTACGATAGTCATCAATTGCCTCCTGCACACAGCGAGGCAGCGTGAATTTGTAGTCCTGCGCGATAACCTTCTGCGCACCTTCGATTACCCAAGCCAGAATGCTCTCTCCGGCGTTGTCAAAGAGATACTCGCCGTAGTTTTTAATATCGCTCTGGCCGGTGATTTTTGCATTGAACGGAATGACGATCAGACGACGCCAGATACCATCATCGGAGGCACTTACTCTAGGCAGGTGATTGGTATAGAGCACAAGTGTATGACAGGGCTTGAACGAGAACGGGTCCTTGTACTTCTTTTCCGCGAAAACATCATCCGTTGAGCAGAGCTGCTTCACGGTTGAGTCGTTGAGTCGAGCGCCTTCCTGCATCTCGGCGGCAATGAGTAGTCGCTTGCCCTTGACCTCAGCCATCTCGGGCTTGATGTTTCTGCGGCATCCGACGGTCAATGTGTCTGCAGAGATGTTACCGCTGTAAAGACCCAGCACTCTCGAGATAGCGTTCCAGAAGGTCGACTTACCGTTTCTGCCATCGCCGTAGGCAATGATCAGTGCCTCCACATAGACTTTACCGATTGCCGCCAGACCGCAAATCATCTGCACGTAGTCGATGAGCTCCTGATTGTTCTGGAAGATAAGGTTCAGACAGTCTTGCCAGACCTGTTGACCCTTCTGGCTGGGAGAAACAGCGGTAATTTTTGTGATGAAATCTTCCGCAGAGTGTTCTCGTGCACCGTACATGCCCTTACGCAGATCGTAAGTTGCCTCCGGGGTACACAGCGCGAAGCAGTCCGCATCCAAATCCCGCGGGGAAATTTCCAGCATGGGATGTGACTCCTTCAGTGTGGAGGTGATATTCTTGGAGTCCCGGCGCTTGATTGCAAAGGCCTGATATGCCTTCGCAGCCAGATACTCCTGATACACCTGAAGCTGTTCGACGTTCATAAGCTGTTCTGCTTTTGCCTTGGAAGTGCTGTCGAGGATAGCCTGTGCGCCGCAGCTTTTCAGCTTTGCGGTCGCATCTAACAGATCGTTTGCGGACTCTTTCAGTTGGCGTCGGGTTAGTTCGTGGGCAACAGCCTGGGCACCCGGTTCGGTCTCCTGCCAATAGTGGTCAGAGTAACGAATGAAATGTGTAGCAGGAGAATAACGGAGCTCGCCAGAGAAATATTTTGCCAGAACCTCCGCCTGACCGACATCGGAGTAGTCGCCGGGTTTATAGCATGCTGGATCGTTGTAAAGTTCAGGAGGGACATATCCTTCTTGCTGGGAGAGACGAGCATAAAAACGCTGAGCGCTATGCCAAATGGTATTCAGCTCGCTGTTGTCGAGGGGCGGCACGCATTTAGCGGCTTCCTCCAGAAAAGTTTGATAAGCTTTCTCGCCATCTCCGTATTTTTTGATGACGCGACCGGCAAAGCGTGACATCGTTGCATTGCGGCTGCCTTCGGGAATAACATCGTTCTCAAAGGCACCCTGCGGCATAGCCGCATCGAAAATATCCTCATCCAGAAACTGTGTCAGATTCATGCGCCCAGGATACAGTGCGACCTCTGCAGAATAGGTTCCGAAGAAGAAGCGAGCTGCATCCAAAGCCTGTGTATCGAAGTATGGGAAGATAGAATTGACAAGCTTTTTCATGTCGCTGTACAGCGCAGCATCGGAAATGTGGTCGATGGGGAAAAGTACGTGGAACTTAGGCCGTGCAGCTTTGCCGTTCTTTTCCCGGTTGTGGAAGCGACTGAAATGGATGGCGAAGGTCACACCGGGGAAAGCTTGCATGACATCTTCTGGTGTCACCCAATCTTGCGGTAGCTCCGAGTGGTCATTATCGCAGTCAACGGGAAGACAATCGCTGCCAACGAAGTTATCGCCATTGCGGTAGTTGTTACGGTACTCCGCACACACATAGTCGTGGCATATAGCAGCCTTCAAGCTGGCCTCGTCGAGAATGATGTGCTTGTGGGGATAGGAGCAATTGCCCGGATTCCCTGTAACGTCGGCGGAGTATATGGTGAACATCAGTCATACACCTCCTGAGACTCCTCCTCCAACACCTTGGTGATAAACTTGAGGGCGCGGATCATGGTTTCTAACTCGCAGTCGCCGCCCAAAGTAACTTCAAACCCTGTGCAGTTATAGCTGTCGCGGTAGGTGCGGACCTCGATATCTGTACTACCTAAATCCTGAACACGAAAATAGGTGCGACCACCATGGCCAGAATCCCCGCCGCGGAAGCCAGTAGTGCCTGCCTCTACCTCAAGGAGGTTGGCGCTAAGTACCTCGCGGGTGTAAGTGGTTATTTCGGTGCCATCAGCCAGCACCTTGCGGCTTTCTTTGATTTCATACATAGGGTTAAACCTCCTCCAAATCTTCTGTGAAATAGCGCAAACGATAGTTCTTCCACTTTGCCCGCTCAATCTCTGCCCGCATACC